GTTTTTACAAAGTGAAGTCAACCACACTTTGTTTAATGTTAAGATAAGTACAACCTATATTTTCCAAAATCTATTATAGTCTCAAACTTATCTTTACTCACTTTTAGATTACTCCAATTAGTATACTTTTCAATATACACTTTAAAAAGAATAAAATTCATATACATAATAATTACTCCTTGTAAAGTTTTTATGTGATTGTTTTGGGTGGTGCATTGTTTAAGTTACAAAACCAACCTTTTTGATTGCCTAAACTCATAGACGTACATTTAGTTGTTGCACTTAAATGATATTTAATATTAACCATTTGTTACTCCTTTCTTTTTGCTATTTTTTATAATAATTCTAAATAACCTATCCTGACACACATAGTATGTACAAGCGGTATTTATGCGTTATTAACATGCAAAATACGCCGTCTAGTCCATAGAAGGCGTTTCGGTTACTAAAACCTCGTCAGTTTTGCTTTTCTAGTCTTTTGCCGTACTCTTTAGTCCAATAGTTTAATTGAGCTAAAGCATAGGCAGGAGCATTTTTTATGTACTCTTTTTTTAATTGTTTAGCCTCTGGTGATTGGTCATACGTTTTTCTCTTTTCTTTAACATGTGGTCTTTGCCTATACTCTTTCATGTAGTCTTTTTTATCATGCGAATTGCATGTAAATAGTGTCATAGCCATTAGTCCTCCGTTGTTGATTTTTGTATCTCGTTTGTAAGTGTAATTATTGGAGGGTTGTTTCCTTCAATAACATTCTCTATTAACTGCACTGCCTTATAGGCAACCCTATGCGGAGTTAATTCGTCATACTCTTTTAGTGACCTTGTTTTTACCAAAAATGATAGTACCTGTTTTTTGATTTTCCAATTCATCGTCTAGTCCTTTAGTTGGTTTCTTTTTGCTGAATATAGCGTCCCACCCCTCCTTATATTTCTTGGAGGGGATATGAACGCCGTCTCGTATTTTGTAAGATTTAAAGCCCATTAATTACCACTCCGCAGTTACATCAAAGCTAACCCTAATTAATCTGTCAGGTCTTCTCTCTGAAGCGTGTTTGATTTCTGAAATAATATCTATCAAATTTGAGTAGTCGTTTTCAAAAACGACTTTCATTGATTGAACCATAGGATTTTTAAAAGGAACAAATTTGTTTCCTTTGTATTTGCCTTTTTGTATATCTATTTCAGTTAGTTTTACGTTTTCCATGCTTAGATACATATTTTACTCCGTTGTTGATTGATTAAATAAAAACGCCGTCTAGTTTTAAGCCCAAACGGCGTTAATTTTTTAGTATTTCTTGAAGTATTTTTTTTGAAGATTTGCCAGTTTTTGCTCTGCTGACAATACCTCCATTTCAGAAAATACTTCTGTAAATATATGCTCTTGACTATCAAGCAAAGCCCTTCCCTGCTTGGTGTAGCCAATAGCATCTATTTTAGCTTCTTCGAGTTCACCCTCTATGATTTGACAACCTAGTCCAATCATCAAGTTCTATTAAACCCAACCTTCAGCTATAGCAACATGAAACAGTTTGAGCTTCTCTGTCCCTGTTGCCTTTGCGTATTTGTCAAAGTGCAATTTTTTGGCTACCTCGTCTTTAAACTTTGAGACAGCCTCCGCCCTTTGAATACGCTGAACACATTTTGCAATTTGCATGTGTGGTACTCCTATTGTTGATTGTTGATTAGTTGCACACTTGTAGGTCTACCCTTGACAAAACAATGGGTTTCTTTCCCCAACGTATGCAACAGACAGGCAGAGTAATTCCGCCTGTTTCGACTATAAAAGTCTCGTCAGTGTTGCTAATTGTTTATTATTATTTTAACACGTTCAAAGGGTCATACTTGACAATTAACCTAACCCTTTTTTCAATCTCATGCTCGTCAGTGAATAGCATGTGAAACTTATATAATATTTGTCTGATTAATAAGTTCATTAGTGACCGCCTTTTGTATATCCGTTGTTTAATCTGTCACGTTCTGCAAGTCTTTCATTTCTGAATTGTTGCTCTTTGTCCGCCTCTTCGTCTTTCCACTTTTGAAAATAAGTAGCTTTTAAATCTTCCTCAACTACTCCATTTGAGCCGTTAAGGTCTGCTAATTTGTACAGCCCTTGTTTTATCTTTTTTCTAGTTTCAGCAATACATTCATTAAGAAATTTATTTCTGTATTTGCCTGTTGTAACTGAATAATCCCAGTGCGAAGCGTCAAGTATTGTTTGACCTGCATTTGTGATTTTTGCAATTATTGTATTATATGATTGAAAGAATGAATTACCAAAATCATCATAAATTATATTTTGATTTGCAACTGGTCTTCCGCTTCTTTCACTATAGATTGGTCTTGTTTTCATAGTTATTAACTCCGTTGTTGATTGTTGATTGTTTCGGCGTTGCTCCGCCTCGTCAGTGCAATAAGTAATTGCAGACAACCGCTTTGCTAGGCTGAGAGTGTTAACGCTAACTCTATTCGTAATCTAGCAGACTGGACTAATTAAGGCTTTTAACCCCCACACACCTTAGAGACTTACTTGCCCAGATTAACCAACTCGCAATGGTCATGCCTGTGTGTGGCAGATGATTTTTGTATGTAGATAAAAACCAGTAAAAATAAGTATTAAAAACCTTGTATACTATCCGTAGATGGATTGCAACATATAAAAACAAAAAAAGGTCTAACTGAGTCAACTTGACTCAATTATGCTCTATTAGTGTTGATAAATAATAATAATAACACTTACTGTATTTTATGGGAGTTTATAGGAAATAATAGGAATTTATAGGAGTATAAACTATTGTTATGTGTGGATAGTTATTCTTTTAATGTAATTCCACAAGGGAAATGAAACTCAAAAGATTTGTTTGTCTTCATGTTGTCTTTCTTTGTCTGTTGTTTCTTTTGTCTGTAGTTCTTGTTGGTTCTTTGTTTGTAGAGTTTTCCTGCGTCTGTCTTTAACCAGTCTTTCCTTGTTATCATTAGTAATGAATGTATCCTTTGTTCTCTGTTGGTTGTCCTTTGGTTTATACTTAATGAGATACTTAAAGAGATACACATAGTATTATCTTTTCTTTGCTCTCATCTAATAGTGTAACTTTAGTGATTGTAATTCCTTTGACCTCTGCCCTGCGTTGACCTTCAAACGTGTCTGTGCGTGGCTCTGTGTGGCTTCTGTGGTGGTGCTTGGCGTATGCTTGGCGTATGCTTGGCGTGATACTTAAAGAGAGCAACGCACACGCCCACACACGCAACGCAAAAAAACAGACTATCTCACACACACGCAAAAATAAAAAAAGCACCCCCACCCACAGGCACACGCAAAGGACATGCTATCCTTATATAGTAAAAAACCCCTTTAATGCCTTGTTTTCTGGTTCTTTTGTGCAGTTCTACAGGTTTGGCATGGGGGAAACTCTGTCTCTGTGTATATCATATACCCCCTCATAATTTTTTATGAAATATTTGCCATGCGTTCTGCCATTCGATTAGCACGATTAGGCGTTTGTTTAGCCCATCTGCTATCTAGCATCTCCACACTAGCTTGTTTGTAGTCCCCATCTTGTAATGCTTTAAGCATACCCTTAAACTTGGAGACCCCATAAGCACCCATTTGGTACACCATCTCAACCACAATGTTCCTTGCACTGTCGTTAATATCAGGACATAACATCAGTAAATCATCAGCACCAGTTACAGCTCTAGCAAAGTCTCTCTCAAATAATACTAGCCAACCTGCGTGGTCTGTAGGAGCGGTCTCTCCTTCTAACATCTTGTGACCATAGCCACCTGTAAGATGTCCTTCTGTACAATGATATGTTTCTAATCTATAGCCTTCTTCTTTTTTAACGGCTTCTTTTGTTTGTTCTATATCCATCTGTCTTTTGTCTGTGTCCTTCCGATATTGTTTTCCATAAATCTTTCTAATTCTTGGTCTAACAATTCTTCTTTGTGTTGATTATAAGATAATGTCTGGTCTCTATCCATTCTGTCTACCCAATACTTCGCCGCCATAGCTAAAGCATCAATAGCATCATCATGTCTTAATGAACCTTTGTCTCTAGTCAGTCTTGTCATTTGTCTAAACAAC